TTCCTGCATTTTCATAATTACCAAGTAAAACTGTTCCATACATATAACCTAAACTTGTAAATCTATCACTATCAAAAGCTGCTTCAGCTTTCATTGTTAATCTTGCACTATCATATTCACTATCAGTAATTACACTTCCACCACTATCTATAAATCTATGCCTTAAGTCAATTACTCCTGTACCTGTTGTTCTGTAATCAGCAGTTTTTTCTGTAATTTTATAAACTTTGTATTTATCAGTAAAGCAATCTGTAATATCTAGTGAATTAACATCTGTCCCTGTTACTTTTTTAACTAATTCTAAACTTCCTATCATTAACTATTCCTTAATTCCATATAAAGACATAGTTGCTGTCATATTGTTACTTCCATTATTCATAAAAAATTTAATTCTATCTACTGTGCTTGTTTGTGGCATAACACCACTTCCAAATCTCATTTCTAAACTTGTTGTCCAATCAGAAGCATCTGCAACTGCTTGATAAGTACAAAATGAATATTTACTACTATTACCTAAGTTATAAAAATATATATATCCACTATCTCTATCATTAGAACTACCAATAGCATTAGTAAAAAATGGGCTATCTGCACCTGTGTTTCCACTTTCACTAAATGTACCTGCTGAATTTCCATTTTGTATTGCAATTTGGTATATATCAGCAGTTTCCTCTACTCCACTTTCAAAAAAGTGTAATCTCATAGTATCTCCTGATGCTAATGATTGAGTTACTGTGTATGTAAAAAAATGAACATTATATGTACTTTCTTTTAGATTTGTAAATGTTACTGAATTAACTCCACTAGGTGTTTTTGTTTCAATTAATTCTAATTTACCTAAGTCTGCACCACTTAGCCCAAATCTAGCTGCACCTAATGGCATATTGAACTCCTAACTAAAATCTTGTAGTGCATTAAGTAATGGTGTACCTGCATCTAAAAACAAAAATGTTACTAAATCAATAGCACTTGCACCTGTTGAAACTGTATATCCACCACCACCTGCTGTTTTTGCAGTTACATTACCACCACCATTTACAGTTACAGCATTAATTGCAACTGTTTTAGCACTTGAAGCGTGTTGTGTAATTTGTAGTGTAAATGTTGAAACACCATTAGTAGGAACATTAGTAAAATCTATATCTGTAATGTTTTCTGTAAGAGTTATAGATCCAGTATTTCCATTGTTCATATCTATAGAAACAACACCTGATGAACTTGTTACTGCTACATCTGTTTCTGCGTAATCGGTTAATGTTATACCAGAAACTGTTGTATCTAAGTTAAGTGTAACTGCACCAGAAGCACCACCACCATTTAGGTTTGTACCAGCTGTAACAGCAGTAATATCACCGTCCCCAATAAAATCTGTCCAAGCTGATCCATTGTAAAACTGTAATACGTTGGTGTCTGCTAAATAACAAAATTGTCCCTCTACAGGTGATGTAATTTGTGCGTCCCTAGCTGTACTATCGGCAAAAATACCAATACTTTGTTCCATTAAATAATCATTTACATCTGCTGCTGTTAAAACCTCGCCAACAGCAAAAACTTTAAATCCGTTTGCCATACTTTTAGTTTATCCTTTCATTGTTTATGTTTTGTTTATGTGTCATTAATAACCTAACTTGTCTGTATCTAACTTACCAAATAATGCGTTATCTAGTCGCATAAACGCTTGTACGTCTGCATTTGATAGTTTATATGCACAAGTAAATATATTTGGTGTGATATTGTAGCTAATACTATCAATTATTTCATTTGATGTAATTTGTGCTGGACTACCACTACCGGGTGGTGTAAGTTCTACTTTGACCACATCACCCACTTCACGATCTAATATACTGTTCTGGTTTCCTGTTGTAGCTTCTGTTAAATCAACAACTAAGTTATCAAATCTAATTAATGCGTCTTTAAATTTACCAAGTAAAAAGTTTGCTGCGTCTAATACTTCACTATCGCTATTGTTATATAAACCTGTTCTACTAAGTGTTCTAATTAAGTATTTACCTTGTGAAGCTGTATCTTCAACAGTTTGTGTTGATCCGGATATACGTTGTAAAGAAATTATGTTATGTATTTCATTGTCATCATTTATATAATCTACACGTATGTATGGCACATCACTACCGTCATCACTAAACGTTGCTGCTGGTGTGCTTGGGAACGTTGTATGACGTGATTTAAACGTAATCTTGCCGTCTTTAGACATAAACAGTAATCCATTTTCGCTACGTTCAATATTCTGCAAAACAGATAACGTGTTTTCACTAAGACTACTTAATGATTGCATTGTAGATATTCCTGTTTCAATACTTCTATCTGCACCGAACTTAATGTTTGCATTGTCTAATACATTACCTACTAACGTGCCACTATCTGTGCTACTAAAAGAAGCATTTATCAAGCTAGTGTTTGATAACTTCATAAATGCGTCTGCACCAATAAAATCTGCAAATGAATTGTTTTTATCTGGATAACTTAAATTAATATCGGTTACGAAACCTACAAATAAATCTTTGTATGTACTGCCACCGTCTGTAGTTGCGTCAATATGTATAGCTATCAATGGTTCAATACCCGGTGAATATGGACTTGATGTATTAGTGTTTTCGTATTTACGTGCATTATTTAAAAGTCTTACTGAACACGTACCAGTTTTAAATGTGTCTAAATCTCTAGATCTACCGCGACTTATAGATACACTTTGTACATCACTTGTAACGTCTGTAAGAGGTGTTGCACCACCTAGTTCTGCACTATCTAAAACACCACGCACTAAGTCGTCTAATGTAAATGTATTTTGTGTAAAACCTATACGAACACGTACTGTTGGTTGTGCCATTACAATATATCTATTCTTGCAGCACCACCGTTTTGACGCTTAAATTCTCTTGCACCTCTAGCAAATAAATCACTAGCTTCTTGATCTGTTGTAATTGGTGCATAGTTGTTGATTGTTATTCCTGCTGGTTGTGTTGGTGTAAACTGTGTGGCACTTGTTGCTGCCGTTGCTAATAAACCTGTTGCTGTACGTTGTGCGTCTATGTCATCTGCCGAAACAATAGGTGCTATATCTTTTTCACCTAATCCAAAATCTACTTCACTAAACTTACGCAGTTTTGGTATATCTATCTTTATACCAATCTTGCCTAATATTCTTTGTGCTTTTTCAGCAAAACTATTTAACTTGTCTGCAAACTTATTAAATCCACGAATAATTTTATTAATCATATCTTCAAAATTCTTTGGTAAGTTTTCTAAAAATGGTGCAAGAAATTTATTAGCAAATTCTGTCATCTTTTTAAATGCTGGTGCTAATGCTTGAAGCAGTAAAGTTACTATTGCGATAATTGGTGGTGCTAATAATGCAATCATTTCTCCAATAGATGATAAAAATGGTGCTACACCTTTTATAGCGTCTATTAATGACGGCCCGATTTGCTGTACCATATCTACAATTACTGGTAGTAACTGTTCTGCAATAGGTAATAACTCTTGACCAAGTTGTACTTTTAATTCTTTAACTTGTGCTTGTGCTTTCCTAGATTTGTTTGCAAAACTATCCTGCGTTCTATTTAGATCTCCCTGCTGTACTGTTGTTTTCTTTAATAACAACTCATAAGTAGCTAATGCACGTTCTTGCTTAGTAAGTTCATTTCTTGAACTTTTACCTGTCATTTCAAACGCTTTTGTTTCTACTTCAGCTTGTGAAATAGCAATACCATACGTTTTAAGACTTTCGTTTTCACCAAGTAACGATTTAGTAAATGCTTCTAATACTGGTTGAGCACCACCTTGTACGTTAGCAAAAGAAGCAACATCACCAGCTAATGCAGCAAGTTTTGTTCCTAGATCACCAGACGCTTCAGCTGTAAAGTCAATACCTTGTAATACTGCACCTGTGTTTGTTAGTAGTCCCTCTAATTCAAATGCAGCTAAACCAGCTTTATTTGCAAATTCCTCTACGAAACCAGATACTTGTGGTAATGCGTCCCCAAATGTTGTTTCAAATGCAGAACGTGCTTCACCTGCGTCTGAAGCTAAATTAACTAAATCTTTACCAACTGTTGCTGCTGCTGCACCAATACCTGCAATACCAAATGCTGCTGCTTTACCTATTCCAGCTGCAACACTTCCTAAACCTTGTAATGCTTTTTGTCCTTTTGTTAATGACTTAACAAACTGGTCGGTTTTACCGATTATTGCTATTGATACTTTTTTTTCAAATGCCATTATTTAATTGCCTTTACTAATGCGTCATACATTTTATCGTTATATGTTTCTAGTATTTCTTTTTGGTTTCTGCTTATGGTCTTACCAACTACATAACCCTGTTTACCTAATTTGGTAAATGAACTATCGCCACGATCCCTGCTATTTCCAATCCACTTTCTATACGGAAACTTTGCACCCGGTCTTGAATGTGGCAACCTGCCTATTTCTGATTGTGTGATTGCCCTAGTACCACCACGTCTTGTTGGTACATATTGAAACCTACGACCAAATTCCATAGATAATGCACTTGGATATCTATCGCTTGTTTTTATGTTTATTTTCGCTTCAGTACGTGTACCAGAAGCAGTAAAACCCATAGCCGAACGATTTGCTTTAGGTACTGGTTGTTTACGTCCTAACGTACGGCTATCTGCTAATTGTTCTTTTGCTATTTCTCTATGAAACTTTGCCAACGTTTTTAGAACATCTTTTTTACCATACTCTTTTAATTCTTTAACAATTTCTCTAACTTCACTATTGTCTATTGCTAAATCGGTTTTTTTAAATGTTCTTGCCATATCAATTATCGTACTTTTTGTTTATAACCCTTACTAATGCGTCAAACATTTCCATATCAAGTTGTTCTATTTCACGTGGACTTATTCCTGTTTCTATTGCTATTGAAGCAATTAAATCTATAAATCCGTTTACGCTTTTAAATTATCACTTGATCCAGTAATGTCTAGTTCTTCAACTAAACCAATCCAAGTATCGTAATCTTCTGTAACGCCATTTCTTTTTGCACCAAGCCACGCCAAATACAACAACCACTCATAGCGTTGTTCATCTTGTAATTTAGAAACTGGTACATCAAACTTGCGTTCAAATTTAACAATATCTGCTGGTTTAATTTTTACTTCGTACTTCGTGCCGTCTGCCATTATGACGACCATATTACCCATTACGAAGTAGCCCTAGTAATTGTTCCAGAAGTTGGGAACGATACGGACATAGTTGCTAATTCACCAACTGCGTTAGCTACTGGTATGTGTTGATTTACAAGCACGTTTCCAGAATAACTTGGGTTAGTAGCACTTACTGATCCACTGGTAGGTTTTACAACAAATGCTGTTGTACTACCAAGTAGTGGAAATAATGTAGCGTCCACTTCTGAAGCTGCGAAATCTTGTTGGAACTCAATAGATAGTGTTCCGTCCTTTAATCCACCAGTTCTGGATTGAAATGTATCACCCATAGCTGTTGTAACGATTTCATCAGCTGTAATATCTAATGTAACACTTGAAACGTGGTCTGATAGATCAACGCTGTTCAAGGTAACACTAGCGTCTGTTAAAACAAATTTTGCCAATGTAAACTCCTTTCAGACTTAATTTTATAGTTTAGTGAAGAAGTTAAGTTGTGTGTGTTATTCTATACTTGCTTTTTCTTTGAATACTTTTTGACGACTTTCATACCAATCTTCGCCATATTTCTTTCTACAATGTTCTACTGTTCTTTGTGGTAATCCAAACAACCTATTCCAGTTATTATGTTTTAAATATTCAGCGAACCACATTTGACACATCAATATATTTTTAAAATGAATATGCGTTGATAATCCCCACGAGTGTTTATAAATTTTATCTTTTATTTGTAAATCAGCACCAAGCCTACTAACCCATTTGATTTCTACATACCATTGTTCATTATCTAAAACAATAATATTTTTATCGCCAATATTTATTTTTTGTTTTGGGTTTATTTTATTTGGCATAAAATACTCCAATCTGTTTTGTACGTTTTTTTAATTATATCACATAACGTGATGATTTACAAATTGGCTATTCTATGCCGATTGTTGCGTGGATAGAAAAACTTGGTGTTGTTCCAGATATTGTGTAGTTTAGTCTGTAATAAGTATCAGTTATTGCACCTGCTGCACTTTGGTAATCAGCACCTATTGCAGTTATGTTACTAAAGGTTATACGATCTGTTGGACTTGTAAAACTTGAATTGTCATCTGATTGCAATTTAAAAGTTACTGTTGGTGTTGATGTACCACTAACTGCATAACAATGAATAGCTACATAAACTTTTTCTGTTGCACCAACTGCACCTAACTGTACCCCGGTTGAATTACCAGTAGCAGTTAATGCACCGT